CCGCTCGTCAGCAACACGGTAGATGAGATTACCGTGATGGAACAGTCCTTCGCTGAGGCTGACAGAAAGGGCGTTGTGCTGCACGATCACTGGGTCTCGCTCATGCCCTTCGTGCACCCGGGAGCGGTCGAACGGGTCTTTTGCGCCCGCGACGAGTCCGCGTTCTTGCGATACATCCGCCGCCCGGGGCCGATGAGCGATGAAGAGCAGCCCAATTGCGCGGATCTGCTCACACAGGGCATGGCCAGTGCTCGAGCCGCGTATGTGCAGAACGCGGATGTCACTCGGCTCCGCCAGTTCGAGGGGGTTTTGCGCAAGATGCACGATCCTACAACGAACGTGGCGCTCTTTCAAGAAGAGATGGCCGGGCACCCGAAAGCGGCCTTGTATACAGGCCAGCTCAAGCGGTGCGGGCGGCCCTTCTTCGGGGATCGGGACAAATCGGATCGAGACTGCTTTGTCAAGTCCGAGGTCAAGAAAGGAAGCGCGAACAAGACCACGCTGCTTGACCTCATCGATCGTGGCGTTCTCCCCCCCATCGACCAGGTGGACGCGACCAACATCGGGGAGATTCTTGAAACCATTCGCACAAGGTGCGACCTCCCCCGCCTGATCCGCATCCCCCGGGACAACGTGTTCGAGCCACACGTTCTCCACAAGTACGTTGACGCCGTCATCAAGGACACCTTGGGTTTTAAACACCCGAAGACAACGCGCGTCACCGCAGGAACCGATAAACACCGCGTGCACGTTGACCTCAACGCGGTGTGGGCATCCGCAGGCTCACCCGCTGACTGGTCGTCGTTTATTCGGCACGGGCTGACACTGCTCGAAGACGACCAGCCCGTTGCTGCTGTCGACTTCTCATCGTTCGATCACAGCCAGTCGCGCGAAGTGCGGGCAGCATTTTACCGCGCCGTTCGCGATATTTTGCGCTCCAGCAACGCAAGCGACGCCATCCTTCAGTGGTATGATCGATACGCTGAGCAGCAGATGGCGACCGCCTTCTCAGTGCGGTCAGGCCGCCGCGGCGCGGCCATTTATACTGCCCGGGTGGATGGGCAAAACATGAGCGGTGATAGAGAGACGGGCCTCTCTAACACGCTCATCCACCACGGGGTGCTCATCGCCGCAGCACTCCGCCTCGCGGCGTGCATCAGCTTGTGCCTCGCGCGGCTGGACGGCGTTGAGCTGCCCCCTGAGGCCATCGCCTTTCTTGCTGCTAGCGGGTTTCCTTACCACGCACTGACTCGCCAGCAGCTGTTGCGGTGCCTCCGAGCATGTGAGGATGGTCATGTCATTGACATCATGGCCATTCTCCAAGGCGACGACGCGCTCTATTTTAGCGCCCTCAACGTCAACGGGGTAAATGCCTTCGTTGTCGAATGCGCGTACGTCGCCACTGAAGCCGGCATCATTAGCAAGTGTGAACTGCAAACCCACGATCAGATCAACTTCTGTGGGCGACACTGGATGATGTGCCGGCATCCTGAAGACCACCGCTTCGGCGAGACATATTGTTCTCGACGTATTGACGGTGAATGTCTTTGCGACCTCGGACATCACCTTGACGCGGACTTGGTGATTGTGCACCCCAATTGCTTCGCGACACAAAACATTGTGTCGGCCGGTGCCTGGCCTGAGCGCGTCGCGGACTTTGTGGTTGGCATGCGTGTCGAGGAACGCAATCTTGCCATCCCACTCGTCCCGGTTGTGCGCACCATCGCGGCATTTGCGCGCAACATTGACTCGTGCGGCCATCCGACCGTATCGCGCGAGGATTTGTCGCTGACCGTTCGGCGCGACCTGCGGAAGATGTGCACGATCTGCCCGGGCTATTTCGCGTGCGACGCTGTACGCGATGCGTGCGAACGGATGCGCCAGCGCGCCAACATGTACGCGCAAGTCAACCGTGAGCGCTACCAAGCCATGTTTGGCGCCGCGAGCGACGCGGTCGAGCTCGGGTTCATCCGCGAAGCGTGTCCCGCCGCCTGCCACCGGTTCAACGCGCAGGACGCGTTGTCGGTTGCCCTCTACGAGACGGCCGTCTCTATGATCTGGCCGCCGATCGCCTGGCACGCTGCCGCGGACGAGGCTTACGCCTATCGCGCGCAACCCGTCGTCGCGCTCAGCCACTTCGTGTTTCACACTGTGCCTTGCCACTACAAACCACTGGAGGTGGCGTGTGCTCTTGTGCTGCACACCGCGGCCGACACGGGCACGACCAGCGGCATCGGGTTTCGCGACGACGACCAGCAAGTGCGGGCTGGGGTCGGGCGCGACATCGTCCGGCGCCTGCCCGCTGCGCCGACGCATGAACCTGCACCCACTTGGCTTGTCGCTGCGGCCGCGACTTCATGGGTGTGTTCGCGCATTGCCCTTTACCACACCCACCTACCCATCAGCATCGTGGTCCGGTGTGCGACTGTCGTCGTTAACGCGCTGGCGGCTGGAGGGGCCTTCCACGCCCGACACGCACGGCGCCGCCTCGCCGGGTGGACCACCAACGAGGACGGGGAAACCGTTCCTGTTTACATGCCCGAGTCCGAGGACGGCAATGACAGCGTGGAGGAGGCGCGCTTGAC